CATGACGCACGCCCTCCCCACACCAGATTCAGACGAGTTGAGCAGTATCCGTGCTCGGATACGCGGCAAGTCCTGCGCGCTGGTGGAGGTGGGGCTCGATAGGCTGTTCCCGTACCTGAACGACCCGGAGACGAGCGCAGGCACCGTGCTGGCGATCATGCGCGATCTGACCAAGCTCGGAGACTTGGAGCCGAAAAAAGAGGCCCCGGTGGCGGCTCCCGGCGCAGGGTTCAGTATCTCTATCAATTTGCCGGGGCCAGACGGCAGAAGAACCTTAACACTTGAGGCGAGCCGCCAACAGGTAGATGAGTTAGGCGATGTGCCAGCGCATGTGTCATTTGACTACCACGCGAACGATGATCTGACGGGGGGAGTAGATGCAGGAGAAGACGTGCTGCTTCTGCCGCGAGACGAAGATAGTTAGCGAGTTCTTCAAGGACAGTTCTAGGCGGGACGGTTTGTCCTCGCGGTGCAAGCTGTGTACCAGCCAGAAGAACAAGCGATATGTGGACGCCAATAAAGAAAAGGTTGCGGAGCGCCAGAGGCAGCACTACGAGGCCAATCGAGACGTGCTGCTAGAGAAGATGCGCGAATACAGCTCATCGAACCGGGAGGTACTGAAGGCGCGCCACGCACAATACTATCAGGCTCGCAAGGAGTATTTCCGTGACCTCAATGCAAAGTGGCGTGAGGCCCAGGGAAGTGAAGCGTTGGCCGAGAAGAGCCGAGCATATTACGAGCGCCACCCAGACCGTGCCAAATTGGCGGCGAGACTGTATGCGCGACGTGTGCGTAAAGCCACACCTCCTTGGGTAGATGTGGCGGCGCTGCGCAGTGTGTATGAGCGGGCGTTGAGGGCTACAAGGGAGACGGGAGTCCAGTACCATGTGGACCACATTGTCCCGCTAAAAGGCGCTAACGTGAGTGGGCTCCACGTACCTTGGAATTTACAGGTTCTCACGGCCACCGAGAACCTGATCAAGGGCAACAGGTTCTCGGGATGACCAGTCTGCAGTACACGCCGCCCGGCTCTGCGGTGCAGTTCTTCACGAGCGAGTCGTTTATTTCGCTGATATGTGGACCAATCGGGTCGACCAAGACGACAGCATCATTGCTGAAGATAGCGTATCACGCTAAGCGCATGGCTGTATGTAGAGATGGTGTTCGCAGGTCGCGTGCCGTAGTAATACGCAATACGCGTGAAATGTTGTCTGACGCCACGATACCTGATTTCTTGAAGTGGTTCCCGGCCGGGCTCGCGGGCGACTACCTCAAGACCGAGCGCCGGTTCATGTTGCGGTTCGACGATGTCGAGTGCGAAGTGCTCTTCAGAGGGCTGGACGACACCAACGACGTCCGGCGTCTTCTCTCATTGCAAGCATCCTTTGGAGTTCTGGATGAATATCGTGAGATCAACCCAAAGATTTTCGAGGCGCTGCAGGGCCGCCTTGGCCGGTATCCCGATGGTATGCTTGTGCCGCATCGCCCCGAGTGGGGCGTCGACCGGGAGGGAAACCCGATCCAGGGCTGCGTAACCGACGACGGCACGCCCAACAAACACCTCTGGGGCGCGACGAACCCGCCCGAGTTCGACTCGTGGTGGCAGAAATTCATGGACAACCCACCGGTCAACGCCACCGTGGTGTTCCAACCCTCGGGACTAAGTCCAAACGCCGACTGGACGCACCACTTGCCAGCCGACTATTACTCCGATCTGGCCGAGGGGAAGGACGAGGACTGGATCAACGTCTACATCCATGGCAAATATGGCCGGTCATTGTCCGGTAAACCAGTATTCCCGAGCTTCAAGCAAGACTTCCACGTCGCGAAGAAGCCGCTCCAGTACATCAAGTCGCAGCAGAAGCCACTTCTGGTGGGGTTGGACTTCGGGCTGAGCCCTGCGGCGACTATCGGGCAGCTCGACATGCACGGTCGCCTGCTCATATTCGCCTCGCTCACCTCCGAGGGCATGGGAATCACGAGATTCGCGCAGGAGAAACTCAAGCCCCTCCTGGTCGACAGATTCCCAGGGCACCCGGTGCTGATAATCGGCGACCCCGCAGGCTCCCAGCGCGCGCAAACTGACGAGAAAAGCTGCTTCGACATCCTCAAGGGCTTCGGGTTCCGCGTCATACCGGCGCGCACGAACGCCACGCAGGCGCGCATCAGCGCGGTGGAGCGTTTTTTGGACCGGCAAGTCGAGGGAGGAGCCGGGATGCTTATCGATCCCGGTGCGGTGGAGCTGATAAGCGCGCTCCGTGGCGGCTACAAGTACAAGATCAAGAAATCCGGCGAGGTGGAGGATGCTCCCGACAAGAACTCGGCGTCGCATATCGCCGACAGCCACCAGTATCTGTGCCTCCACGCGGACGGCGGGGCGATGTTCGGCGGCATGTTCGGCGTCCAGAAGCGGGAAGTGAAGCGCGCAGGCGCTAACGGGTGGACATAACACACTAACCAGCTTGCGGCCGTGCTTGAATACATGCTAACGTAGCATCACACTTCCAAGGAGGGGCTGAATGGCCGTCCAGCTTACTTTGCTCGCGACTGCCCACCCTAACCGTAACGTAGGAGGGACACATGTTAGCTAATCTGGCGACATCTCTTAAGATGTTAGACGTCAGCGAAGGCCGCTACTCCAACGACGCGCACGATCCGGGCGGTCCAACGATGCGCGGCGTGATCCAGCGCGAGTATGACGCCTATCGCCGGAGCGTGGGGCAGTACGCTCGCCCCGTCAGGGAGATGACCGACGACGAGCGGCTGAACATCTACAAGCACCAGTATTGGGATATGGTGCATGCAGACGGCCTGCCCGACGGCATCGACTACATGGTCTTCGACGACGCCGTGAATACGGGCATCCATCAGGCCGTCAGGAATGTCCAGCGCACGCTGAACGCGCTCGGGGGAAAACTCGACGTGGACGGCGCCCTGGGGCTCATCACGATGACCGCGCTGCTCAACGTCGACCCCGAGAAGTTTGTGAACGAGTACGCCAAGCAACGCATGGGTTTCTACCGGCGCATTCCTGGGTGGCGCTACTTCAGCCTTGGATGGACACACCGGATTTACGGCCAGAAGGGCGACCCCGGCGTGCTGGCCAACGCGCTGTCCATCATCCACCACGACGTTAAGGCGGCGGCATGATTGCTCAGAGCGCCAACCTAAACATGTCGGCGCTGCCGGTTGATGTCCCAACCGCCGCAGCTCCGGGCGTGATCTCGACCGGGCTCCTGCGCGCCGCGCCCCTCGCTGTTGTGATGGCGGAGGAGCGCAAGGAAGCCGAGAAGGTGCAGGCGCAGCCTATCGCGACAGGCGTCACCCAGCACATTCGCAAGTGTTGGGTAGAAGCGCGCACGGCCAAACAGATGACCGTCGAACGCAGAATGCTCCAGAACATGCGAGCGCGGCGCGGCGAATACGACCCTGAGAAGCTGGGCGCGATCCAGCAGATGGGCGGCTCCGAGGTGTTCGCGGGGCTCACCTCGGTGAAGTGCAGGGCGGCGACGGCGTGGTTGCGCGACGTCATGATGGCGACGGGCTCCGAGAGGCCATGGACGCTGAAGCCCACCCCGGTGGCGGACCTCCCGCCCGACATCAACGACAAGATCGTGCAGGCCGTCGCTGGGCCGCTCGCGCAGATGATGCAGGCCGGGCAGCAGGTAACGGACGACCAGCTCGTGCAGGCGCTGTCCGACGCGCGAGACGAGGTCTACAACGCGGTGCAGGAAGAGGCTCGCAAGCGCTCCGACCGCATGAGCGACAAGATGGAGGACCAGCTCATTGAGGGCGGCTTCCTGCGTGCGCTCGACCAGTTCCTGGAAGATATTACCACGTTCCCTTGCGCGATACTCAAGGGGCCGGTCATCCGCAAGCGCAAGGAGCTGAAGTGGGTTCCCGGCAAGGATGGCCAGTACAAGGTCCAGGTGACGGACGTCCTCAAAGAAGAGTGGGAGCGCGTGTCGCCGTTCGACATATTCCCGTCCCCGGCAGCGACGACCATTCAGGACGGATACCTGATCGAGAAGCACAAGCTCACGCGTGAAGACTTGACCGCGCTGATCGGTGTCGATGGGTACGACGAGGCTAGCATCCGTGTGGTGCTCGACGAGTACGGGCGCGGGGGCTTGCGGGAGTGGCTCACGAATGATGTGGCTCAGGCTGCGGCCGAGGGTAAATCGACCATTCATATCGCCCAGAACGTCGACGGCATCATCGAGGCGCTCCAGTTCTGGGGCTCTGTGCAGGGCAAGATGCTGATCGAGTGGGGGCTCACAGATGAGGATATCCCCGACCCAACGAAAGAGTACAACGTCGAGGCGTGGCTCATCGGGCACTACGTCATCAAGGCCGTGCTCAATTACGACCCGCTCGGCAGGAAGCCCTACTACAAGGCCAGCTACGAGGACGTGCCCGGCAGCTGGTGGGGGAACTCGGTCGCCGATCTGATCCGGGACACGCAGGTTGTGGCTAACGCCGCGTTGCGCGGCATCGTGAACAACATGGGCATCGCGTCTGGCCCCCAGGTGACTGTCAACGTCGAGCGGTTGGCTCCCGGCGAGGACGTGACGACGCTTACTCCGTGGCGCATCTGGCAAGTCACGAACGACAATACCGGGGCCGGTCAGCCACCGATAGGATTCTACCAGCCGGACTCGCGCATTGGCGAGCTGATGACCGTGTTCCAAGCGTTCACATCGCTCGCTGATGAGTATTCCGGCCTGCCGAAGTACATCACAGGCGAGGCGGGTAGCGCGGGACGGACAGCGAGCGGCCTTTCCATGCTCATGGGCAACGCTGGCAAGGCCATCAAACAAGTGGTTGCTAACATCGACATCGGTGTAATGACGCCGATGCTGGAGCGCCTCTACGACCACAACATGCAGTACAGCGACGACCCCGAGCTTAAGGGGGACGTGCAGATCGTCGCGCGCGGCGCGGAGTCGCTCATCAACAAAGAGTCGGCGCAGCTTCGGAGAAACGAGTTCCTGGCGGCGACAGCCAACCCGATCGATATGCAGATAGTCGGGGTGCAGGGGCGGGCGGCGGTCCTGCGGGAGACGGCGAAGAATCTCGATATGGACGTCGACAAAGTCGTGCCGCCTATGAGCCAGCTCAAGCAGAAACTCGCCGCGATGCAGATCATGCAGCAGGGGCAGCAGAATCAAGGCACTCCGCCAAAGCCAGCACCGATCGGTGGCGGTCAGACGCTGATGAACGGCGCGCCTGTTACGGATAATTTTTCACCGACGAGTTGACACTATCTGCTAACGTCGAGTAAAAACATGATAACAAGTCCATCACCTGCGGAACTGAAGGCGCTCCACGCGCTCGGAAACCAGACAGGGTGGCCAGAGGTTCGTGAGTTCCTGGAAGGCGAGCTGATCGCTGTCCATAGACTTCTCTCCGAAGCAAAAGACGACGTGACGCTTCGGCAGATGCAGGGACGCGCGCAGCTCATCCGAGAGTTTCTCAAGTTAGTAAGCGGAGCGCGACAGGCGCTCGAAAAGGCGAGGGTTAACACCCTCTAAACCCGCAGACCATATCGCGCAGCTGGACACCGGGGAGGACCACGCGAGGCGTAGCTGGAGCAGGAGAAAGACCGACATGAGTAACCTACCCCGACAGGTACAGGCATTGGCCGCAGAGGCCGAGCGATTGCAGACGCAGATCAGCGGCGGGACTCCGCCGAATGAGAACGAGCAGCAGCTAACCCCCGCCAACGCAGAGCCCAAGGGAGAACAGCCAGTTACTGAGCAGGTACATCCTGCGCAGGGATTGGAGCCCACGCCTACCACCCCCGCGTCGGACGACCCGACCTGGGAGCAGCGCTTTAGGACACTCCAGGGGAAGTACTCGGCTGAGGTGCCGCGTCTTTCAGCTGACCTAAAGGAGCTACGCAGCCAGCATGCTGCCGTGCTCTCGGAGATCGAGCGGCTCAAAGGGAAGAAGGCCGAGGCCCCGGAACCCAAGTCACTGGTCACAGACAAAGACGTCGAAGCTTTTGGCAGCGACCTCATTGACGTAATCGACCGCAAGGCCCGCGAGGTCGCGCAGTCTATGGTCAATTCGAGGACCGCCGAGCTGGAAGTGGAGAACCGCAAGCTGACTGAGCAGCTGACCGGTGTCACCGAGCGTCAAGTATCGAGCGAACGACGGACGTACTTCATGGAGCTGGCCAAGCAGGTGCCAGACTACGAGGTGCTCAACGTCGATCAGGGGTTCATTGGTTGGCTTGCCGAAGTCGACCCGCTGAGCGGGCTCACCCGGCAGGACTACCTAACGACAGCCTGGAATATGTTTGATGCTAACCGCACGGCGTCCCTGTTCAATGCTTACAAGCAGAAGAGCGCGCCCCCACAACCAGCTCCATCGCAAAGGCAGCAGCTTCAGCGTCAGGTAGCGCCCGACACTTCCAAAGCGGCGTCGAGCACACCTAACAGCGAGGCGGTAAAAGTCTGGTCAAGAGACGAGATCGACCAGTTCTACCGCGACGCAGGCAGGGGGGCTTATCGCGGCAGAGAGGCTGACCGGGCGCGGATAGAGGCAGAGATCGACCAAGCCGTTGCCGAGGGCCGCGTGAGATAGCGGGTAGGCATGCCGCGCTTGGTCCACACAAGCGAGGCAAGAAATGTCTATTCTTATTTCCGGCGCAGGTACGTCAGGCGGCTTTTCGTCTGCTGGCGCATTCAACACGACCCCGGCGATGGCCGGGTCGTTCATTCCCCAAATTTGGAGCGGAAAGCTTAACTTAAAGTTTTACGCCACCACCGTTTTTGGCGATATTGCTAACACCAACTACGAAGGTGATATCAAGAATATTGGTGATACGGTCATCATCAATAACATCCCTGATGTCACCATCTCCGACTATCAGGTCGGCCAGACCCTGGCCTATCAGGTTCCGACTCCGAACAAAATCCAGCTGAATATCAGCAAGGCGAAATACTTCGGCGTCAACGTCTCCGACGTTATCGAGTACCAGAGCCAGCCGCAGCTCATGGATATGTTTACGAACGACGCGGCCAAACAAATGGCGATCGCCATCGACACGGACATCCTGAAGTTTACCGCCCCGACTGCGGCGGCTGCTAACCGTGGCCTGACGGCGGGCGCGAAAACGTCCTCGTACAACCTCGGCGGCGCAGGCGCATCCGCGGCTACGGACGTTGGCGCTCCTCTGACGTTGACCTCGTCCAACGTGCTAACGACGATCACGTCTATGGCGTCGGTCCTCGACGAGCAGAACGTCCCCGACACCGACAGGTATCTTCTCATCACGCCCCAGGTGCGAAACCTGCTCATGAACTCCAACATGCAGCAGGCGTACCTGACCGGCGACAACCAGTCGATCCTGCGCAACGGCAAGATTGGGACGATCGATCGGTTCACGATCTACGTTAGCAACTTGACCCCGACCGCAGCGGCTGGCCAGAACTTCGACGGCACCGCGAACGCAAGCGCTGTGGTGCGCAAGTGCCTTATTGCAGGGCACAAGTCTGCGCTCACGTTTGCCGCGCAGATCGCCAAGGTGGAGAGCCTTCCGAACCCCGGCGACTTCGGCCAGCTCATCCGTGGGCTCAACGTCTACGGCTACGGCACGATCAAGCCCGAAGGGCTCGTTCTCGCGCAGTACGCCTAACAATGTTGGGGAGCCTCGTGCTCCCCAGCTAATAGTCTGGTGGGCCATGGCAGTCGCAGCGTCAAACATCCTCACGCGGGTACGCACCCAGCTAATTGATACCGGCTCTCAGCAACGGTGGGCTGACTCCGAGCTGCTTCAGTGGCTTGGGGATGGCGAGCGCACGATCGTCGCCGCCGTGCCGTGGTCCTACCAGAAACTTACTATCATGTCTTTGGTCGCGGGAACGCGTCAGACGCTTCCCCCCGATAGTAACAGCCTCATAGAGATCGTTCGCAATCTGACCGCAGGCGGCGCGCCCGGCGCACCCTGCACGATGATCGACCGATCGATTCTGGATCGGCAATACGTCGACTGGCATCTTCCGACCAACGCCAGCGCGTCTGTCGCCGCCTACACCTACGACCTAAACAATCCGCAAGTTTTCTACGTCTACCCGTACAACAACGGCAGTGGCTCTGTGGAGATAAACTACAGTGTTTTGCCTGCTGATCTGGTAAACCTCTCGGACAACATCCACGTCCGCGACATCTTTTCCACGGCGCTGGTGGATTATGTGCTCTTCCGCGCGCACCAGAAAGATAGCGATTACGCAGCGGGTCAGGCGCTTGCGGGTAATTATCTTCAGGCGTTTACGGCGTTCCTCCAGACGCAATCAGGGGCAGCTCCGAAATGACCATTCTCGCATCGACCATTATTGATCGTCTGTCGAAGCAGCTGGTGGACGTAGCCAATGTCCGATGGTCGCGCGCGCAGCTGCTGGACTGGTTGAGCGTCGGGCAGAGGTTCATCGTCGCGCTGCAACCCCAGGCAGGAAGTGCGACCACGACCGTAAAGCTGACCGCAGGCACGAGGCAGACTATCCCGGCCGACTCGGTGGTCGTCATCTACGACGTCATACGGAACATGGGCGCGGATGGCCTGACGCCGGGGCGTGCAGTGGGGTCGATGGATCGCACCCTCATGGACCGCTGCCGACCTATGTGGCATTCGGAGGGCCAAAGCGCTGTCTCACAGAGTGCTGCGTTGGACACCTCAGACCCGAATGTGTTCTGGGTCTACCCGCCCAGCAACGGGACCAACTACGTCCAGGTTCGTTGCGCGCTTCTTCCGGCCCCTATCGCGAGCGAGAGCGCGCAGCTAACGATCCCGGATCGCTATGAAGACGCGCTAACCCACTACGCGATGTTCAGGGCTTTGAGCAAGAACGCCGACTTTGCGTCGAGCGCAGAGGCCGACAAGTACCTCACGCTGTTCAACGCCGCCATCGGCGCGACTGCAACGGCGCAACAGGCGGGGGCGCAGGCATGAGCAGATTCGAAGAGTTTCTTCCCCAGGTGATGCCCTACGTGCCCGGCTGTCCCGAGATCGTGGCGGTGAGCGCAATCAGGAGCGCCACTATTGAGTTCTGCCGGAAGTCGCTGTGGTTGCTCTACGAGCATGATCCTTTCGTGACCGAGGCGAACCAAGGCTCGTATGGGCTCGACCTGCCGGAAGATACCGATCTGGTGATGGTTTTCCAGGCGACATACAACGGTTTGCCGCTGGCTTTCGTCGGGGAGGTGAACATGGCGTACCTCAACGACAATGCGGGCCTGCCGAAATGCGTCACCCAGATCGACCCCACTAGCGTACAGCTCGTCCCAATCCCGCAGGCGGACGGCGACACAGTCAAGTTGCTCGTGGCGATCACACCCACGGAGTCGAGCGTCACATGCGACGACGCTCTGCTTGGCCGCTGGGCGGAGCGGATCGGCTACGGCGCGCGGGCGCGGCTCCACGCAATCCCAGGACAGACTTTTTCCAGTCCAGAGACGGCGCTGCAGTACCGCGCGATGTTCGTGACCGCGATAGGAGAGGCCAGGATCGAGCGCGCCCGAGGGATGACGCGCGCTGTATCGCGGGTGCGCCCGCCGAGGTTCATTTAATGGCTGGACGCATCACACTCGTTCAAGGGGACACAGGCCCCCGGCTTCTCGTATCCCTCACCGATTCGGTGACGGGCGCGCCTGTCGATGTCAGCGCCCCTTCCAGTGTCGCTATGAAGTTTCGGAAGTCCGGCACGACTGCCGTACTCGCCACGATAAGCGCGACGCTGCTTACGGGGGCCGTAGGGCCGGATGGTCAGATCGACCTGACTTACAGCCTGCCCGGCTCAGGCGGGCGTGTGGCGTTTGACTGGCCTGCCGGATTGCTAAGCCAGCCCCCCGGTGACTACGAGGGTGAGATTTCACTCACCAAAGCCGGGACGATACGCACAGTGGATCGACGGGTGAAGTTCGTCCTCCGCGCGAGCTTTTGAGTTGCTAACATCATGAGCCTGTGGCGCTCAGAGGGAGACTGATATGGCTGCAGATACGAAGTTCAACCAGTTTGTCGAGGACTTGGGCAAGGGCTACCATGCCTTCCAGACGCACACCTTCAAGGTGATGCTAACGAACACCGCGCCGAACGCGTCGGCGAACAAGATCAAAGGCGACATCACGGAAATCAGCGCGGGGAACGGCTACACTGCGGGCGGCCCCGCCACCACGATTTCCAACACCACGCAGTCCGCTGGCGTGTTCAAGCCGATCGCGGCGGACGTGACGATCGCAGCGAGTGGCGGGGCTGTCGGCCCGTTCCGGTACGCGGTGCTCTACAACGATTCGCAGTCGTCCCCTGTGAAGCCGCTTGTCGCCTTCTGGGACTACGGCTCCGCAGTGACGTTGAACTCGGGCGAGTCCATTTTGGTCGACTTCGACGGGACGAACGGAATCTTCTCCCTAACTTAATAGAGGGGTAGTTCGCAATGGCCCGTACGTTTGTTGGAGCAGCAGGTGGCTCTGGACCTAACTATGGAGGGAGTCTCACATTTAGTGGGTTCACCCTCTCGGCCGGGCTTTACTGCGTCATCACGGCGATACGGAACTACCCCTCCACGCTAGGGGTCAGCGGCATTACGGTCGGGGGGCAGGCGGGAGCCTCCCTTGTCGCTACAGGTGCGGACAGCGGGTCCGACAGGACTACCATGCAGCTCTGGTGGGTACGCCTCACGGGGACGCCTACCGGAGACATCGTGGTCGCCACGGATGCGCCAGTAGGCGATACCCGCAGGCTGGGTGTCTCGGTCTATCGGCTGGATGGGACCACGACGGACGCCCCCGTGTCGAGCAACAGCACGAGCGGCGCGTACGGGGCTACATTATCGGCTCCGGTGACACTCTCTAAGCCAGGGTGCGTCATCGCTGGCGCGTATGGGTCCGGCTCCTCTGGTGGCGATTACATCCTTACTGCTTCTAGTGACGTGTCGGCCGGGACCGTTACTCCTCAGGTCGCGATTGACGCAGGCGGTCACGGTACGTGGTCGGGCGGAGTTACCTCAGACACCTCCACAATCCTGAACGGGTCGTACCAGAACTACACAGGCTTCGTAGACGCTGCGTGGGAGTATGTAGGCGCGGCGACCTACTCGCTCGCGGCGAATGCGGGGGCGTACACATGCACGGGCGTCGCGCTGGGCCTGACGAAGACTTCCACGCTCACGGCAGATGCAGGTGCGTTCACACTAACAGGCGTCGCAGTCGGGCTGACGAGGTCTGTCTCTTACACGCTCACGGCCAGCGCAGGCGCGCTCACTGTCACCGGCCAGAGCGTTGGGCTCGCGCGGGGGCTCGCGCTCGCCGCGGCTACGGGCACGTTCAACCTGACAGGTACGGACATCAGTTTGGTCAGGCCGGGCGGGGCCACGCCATTTCTGGCGGCCTCCGGGGGCTACACAATTAGCGGGGGCAGCACGGTGTTGTACGGGGTGCGGACGCCGATGCATGCTGTCGTCGGTGTCTCGGGTGACATTGTGGCGCGGGCGCAGCTTGAAACGCCGTAGGGCGCATGTTAGTATGTCAGTTGCTAACGAGGGCGAGCTAGATGGCGGTCTTATATACTAACAATGCGACAACGACGCTCGCTGCGAACATAACCAGCGCGCAGACCACGTTGACCGTGGCCAACGGCGCAGGAGCGCTGTTCCCCTCTGTCTCAGGCTCGAACTACTTCTACGCAACGCTTGTTGACGCATCCAACAACATCGAGATCGTCAAGGTCACAGCCCGAACGACGGACACATTCACCATCGTTCGCGGGCAGGAGAACACCCTAGCGCGGGCGTATGTGGCGGGGAACAAGGTCGAGCTGCGTGTGACAGCGGCAGGTCTGGCGAACAAGCTCGATGTCGATGGCGGGAACCCAGCCTTGGCAGACCTGCCGATGGGGGGGCACAAGCTAACAGGACTGGGCGCAGGCACCGGGAATGGGGATTCTGTAAGGTACGAGCAGCTGGCGGCGCTTGCGGCGGCGCTCATTCCTACCAACACAGTTATGCTGTTCCTCCAAGCAGCGGCCCCGTCCGGGTGGACGAAGGTCACAACCAACGACAATTGCGCTCTTCGCCTTGTGGGCGGGACGGGCGGCGGCGCTTACACAAGTGGGACCGGGTTGTCGAATGTGTCAGTGTCCGGCACAATCGGCGGAACATCCATTACACAAGCGCAGCTCCCGAACTGCGAATTTGTTGTCAGCGACCCCAGCCATTCTCACGGAGGCGCTGTTTCGGTCGGCTCCGGCTCCGGCGCAGGGTCTACCAACGGTGGCGGGTATAGGACCAGCACGGACCCGGCTCCAACTGGAATAAGAGTCTTCTCTGGCGGGTCTGGGCAGTCTCACGGCCACTCATTCGCCGGGAACGCTTTGAACATGAACTATGTCGACATCATCGCAGCGAGCAAAAACTAAGAGGTAGTCTATGGCCGGGAAACCTATTGCAGACCCAGGCATGAAGTGCCCGTTCTGGCGGAGGGATCGGAGCAAGGTTTGTCATACCTGTGAGCTGTGGGTGTCCCTCATCGGGAAGAACCCGAACACTGGTAAAGATGTTGAGGACTGGCATTGCGCGTTTTCCTGGGGGCCACTCTTGCAAGTCGAGGTTGCTAACCAAGTCCGACAGGAAACTGCCACGGTGGACGCGCTGCGCAATGAGGTCCAGCAGTTCAAATCCGGTCTACGGCAAGACTTCCTCGCCGTGGCGCAGGCGGTCAAAGAGACTACGAGGGAGCTGTCAAGGCAGCTCCCAGATTACAACGCGCCGAACGGTGTGCGTCTACTTGAAGGAGAGCAGCCGTGACGAAGGACGATCCCAACGGTGAAGTGCAACGAGCACTAGGGCGAGTAGAGGCCAAGGTTGACATGCTGCTCACGGCGAACGAGACGGCGCGCGAGAAGTGCGACGCGTGCGAGAAAAGGTTTCAGGGGCTTGAGACATCCCGCGATCAG